CCCGCCCTCAATCTCCCTCTGGCCATTTTTCCAAGGGGGGTCTGATGACGTCGACTCCCCGTAGGCGGGCGCCGACCCGGAAGGCGGCCCCCCGGAAGGCGACCGCGCCTCGCAAGGCAGCTGCGCCGGTCCGCAAGGCCGCTGCGAAGAAGACCGCCGCCACGCCCCGAAAGGTGGCCACGAAAGCTTCGACCCGGAAGACCCCGCTTCGCGTGGTCAAGCCTGACGAGAAGCCGCCGGCCACTCCGGAGCCGCCGCGGTCCCTGGTGGATGCCGCCGACGCTGGCGACGAGCGGGCGATGCTGGTGCTGCTTCGCCGCAACATCGCGGGCGAGCTGGAGAAGTCGACCACGCCGGCGCGCGACAAGGCGTCGCTGTCGATCCGGCTGATGCAGCTCACGAAGGACATCCAGGCATACGACGCCCGCGCCAAGGAGGATGCAGCGGATGCCGGCGAAGTCGAAGACGAGGCCTTCGACCCCGAAGCTCTCTGAGGCCGCCAGGCACGTAGTCATCCCTGAGGGGATCGTCACCACCGGGTTCCCGAGGGTCAAGGCCAAGGCGGCCGAGCTGGGGCTCGGGTTCGACCCGTGGCAAGAGGGCGCGCATACCGTCACCCTCGGTAAGCGTGAGGACGGGAAGTACGCAGCCACCGTCGGCGGCGTGGTGTGGAGCATCGCTCGGCAGGTCGGGAAGACCTACGGGATCGCGCTCCTGCTCGTCATCATGTGCATCCTGTTCCCGGGCTACAAGGTCATCTGGACTGCGCACCACGCGAGGACGTCGACCTCGGCGTTCCGCACCATGCAGGGGATCTGTCGGCGGAAGAAGATCGCGCCGCACATCCTGAGCATCCGCCAGGCGAACGGCGAGCAGGAGATCTCGTTCCGCAACGGGTCGATCATCATGTTCGGCGCCCGCGCCCAGGGCTTCGGCCGAGGGTTCGACGCTGTCGACGCGATGGTGTTCGACGAGGCGCAGATCCTGCCGGAGAAGGCGCTCGAGGACATGGTCGCGGCGACCAACCAGGCGCGGCATGTCCACGGCGCACTGATCTTCTACCTAGGCACCCCACCTCGGCCGGGTGATCCGTCCGAGGCGTTCACGAAGAAGCGCGCGAAGGCGTTGCAGGAGCCGGCGCCCGGCGAGCAGGTCCACGCCACCCGCGGCGACGCGATCTACATCGAGATGTCCGCCGACCGTGACGGCGATCCCGACGACCGCAAGCAGTGGCTGAAGGCGAACGCGTCCTACCCGACGCGGACTCCCGAGGAGTCGATGCTGCGGCTGCGCGACAACCTGGCCACCGACGAGGCGTGGTGGCGTGAAGGCCTGGGCGTGTGGGACGAAGATGACCCCGACTCAGCGGTCATCGACCTGCGCAGGTGGGCGGCACTCAAGGGCGTCGCACGGAAGCCGCGGACCGCGGTCATCACCCTCGACGTCGCACCGAACCGGAAGTCTGCGTCCATCGGCGTCGCCGCCGCCGGCCCGTCGGGCCGAATCCTGGTCATGGTCGAGACCCACCCGGGCACCGCGTGGGTCGTGCCACGGCTGGTGAAGATCCTCGCGAAACGCGAAGTCCTCGAGGTGTCCCTACACCCCGGCTCGCAGGCGTCGGTCCTCATCTCCGACCTGGTGGCCGAGTCTGTGGAGTTCGTGCCCCTCAGTACCCGGGCGATGGGCCAGGCGTGCGCTGACTTCATCACCTGGGTGAACGAGAAGAAGAGGATCGCCCACGTCGGGCAGATCGAGCTTGACGCCGCCGTGGCGAACGCCAAGACCCGGTTCTCTTCCGAAGCCGAACTGTGGGACCGGCGTGACCGGAACATCGACATCTCCCCGCTGGTGGCCGCCTCAGGCGCTGCGCACCGGTGGGCACTTCTGGAGGACTACGACGTCATGGACTCGATCGGATGACGGGAGGACGCATGGCCAAGCTCGCCCGCATTGTGGGCTCCGCGCGTGACCGCGGCGCCGTCGCTGTCCGTAACGGCCAGGGCTTCATTGGTGCTCTACTGGTCGCTGTCGGCGTCGGCTACGAGGTGGGTCCCGGGTGGGGCGCGGTCGTGTTCGGCGGGTTCGTTCTCCTCGGTGCGGCGGTGTCCTGATGGTGTGGCCGTTCTCTGACCGTGGCTCCGTGACTGCGGAGTCGCTCCTGGGTGAGCGCGCGTCGGGGCGGAGCTCCGGGTCGTCGTCGACCGTGTCGCGGTCACAGGCGCTGCGGAACTCGACGTACTGGGCTGGGCTGCGGCTGCGCGCGGACCTGCTGTCCACGATGCCGGTCGACGTGTTCAAGCGGGTCGGCGGGATCCAGGTCGAGCAAGTGAAGCCTCCCGTGTTCCAGGAGCCCGGCGGCCGCGAGTGCCGCTGGGTGCAGTTCGCGGACTCCACCCAGCGTGACCTCGACTCCCTGGGCAACACGGTCGGTCTGATCAAGGCGCTGGACGGGTTCGGTAAGCCTGCGCTGATCGAACTGATGGCGGTCGAGCAGGTCGGGGTTCGGGGCAAGGGCGGGAAGATCGCTGAGTGGGTCATCGACAACAAGGCCTACGACCCGATGATGATCTGGCACGAGAAGTCCAACCCGATGTCGGGCGTGCCTCTGGGGCTGTCGCAGACCGCGTTCGGTGCCCGTGACATCAACCTGGGGCTGTCGGCCAAGGAGTACGCCTCGAAGTGGTTCACCGCTTCCCCGGCCTTGCGCGCTCACCTCCAGAAGACTGACAAGACCCTGAAGCCCGGCGAGGCCCGCAAGATCAAGCAGCGGTTCAACGACCAGATGGAAGACGGCGACCTGTTCGTGTCGGGCAAGGACTGGCAGTACACGCTGCTCCAGGCTGCCCAAGCCGACCACGCGTGGCTCGAGCAGGGCGACGCGACGGCCGCCGACATCTGCCGTTTCATCGGCGTCCCGGGCGACATGATCGACGTCCCCACGCAGGGGTCGTCGGTCACCTACGCCAACATCACGCAGCGCAACCTGCAGCTGCTGATCATCAACCTCGGGCCGGCCATCGTGCGCCGCGAAGAGGCCTGGTCCTACGGGCTCCTCCCACAGCCCCGCTACGCCAAGGTCAACCCCGACGCGATCCTCCGCATGGACTGGAAGTCCCGCTACGAGGGCTACAAGGTCGCGATCGACTCCCGGTTCATGGCCCCCTCGGAGGTGCGCGAGCTGGAGAACCGGCAGCCGTTCACCCCCGACCAGGAAGCCGAGTTCGCCCGGCTCTTCGCCAACAAGACCGGCACCCCAACCCCGCCCACTGGAGGGACAGTCTGATGTCCGCATTCGACCGGATCTACGAGGCCGCCGCGGAAGCCCGGAGTGCCGGTATCCGCGCCGTCTCCGACCGCCCGTCGCAGCGTCGTTTCGCCGAGACCCCCGGCACTCCGCCGCTGGTCCGGGTGCGCGCCGAGTCCATGACCATCCGCGCCGCAGCGACCGGTGGCGGCCTCCACTTCACGGGCTTCGCGTCGGTCTACAACCGCTCCTACGAGATGTGGGACATGTTCGGACCCTATGCCGAGCAGGTCACCTCTGGTGCCGGCGCCGAGTCGCTGTCCAACCCCGAGCTCGACGTCCCTCTCGTCCTCGCCCACGACTCGCTGCGCCGGATCGCGCGCACCACCAACGACACCCTGACTCTCGCGGAGGCCACGGTCGACGGTGTCGAGGGCCTCCTGGCGGACGCGCCGAACCTCGACCAGCGTGACGGCGACGTCGCCTACATCGCCCCGAAGCTCGAGTCCGGCCTGGTCGACGAGATGTCGTTCCGGTTCCGGATCACCTCCGGCCAGTGGTCCCCGGACTGGGCCGAGTACCACATCAACGCCTACGACATCAACCGCGGCGACGTCGCGATCGTCGGCTACGGCGCGAACCCCCACACCCAGGGTGCGGGACTGCGGTCCATGCCGGAACTGGTGGACCTCACCGAGTCCCAGCTGCGTGCCCTGGAGAACAAGCTCCACGCCGAGCGGCAGCGCCGCGGCGGCGTGGCCGCCGAACCCCTGAGTTCGGCGCAGCGGCAGGCCATGGCCCTCCTGGGCATCCACGGCTGACCCGCACCCCTTCGGCAGATCATCGCGTCGGAGACCGCCCCGCCCCACCCTCATTGGGTGGACCGGACCGGATCCCACCACCCGTCGAGAAGCCATCCCTCATCCAACCCAAGCAGGAAGGATCCGTGATGGATCTCAAGAAGCTCATCGAGCAGCTCCGTTCCAACATCGCCACCAAGCTGGCCGAGCGCGACCAGCAGAAGGCCTCCCGCGACGAGGTGCGCCAGTCGTGCCTCGACGAGAACCGCGCCCCCACCGAGGACGAGGCCGCGACGGTCCTCGCCGCGGAGGAGCGCATCAGCGCCATCGACGCCGAGGTCGAGCAGATCCGCAGCGAGGTCGACAAGTACGAGCGGGAGATCCGCGCGGACGAGGCGGCCGACCGCCTGTCCCGCGAGGTTCACCCGATGCCGACCGGTCCGACCGAGGCCCGCGGCGACGCCACGACCCGCCTCGAGCGGATCAGCGAGCCCCGCACCTACTCGCGGGAGTCCGACCCCAAGGGCGTCCAGTTCGTCCGCGATGTCGCTGCGTCCGCCCTCGGTGTGCCGCAGGCCTCGCAGCGTCTGGCCCGCCACATGGACGAGGAGCTCGTCGAGCGGGCCGCCATCGGCGCCCCGCTCCAGGACCGCGCGGTCGGCACCGGTGCGTTCACCGGTCTCGTCGTCCCGCAGTACCTGGTCGACGAGTTCGCGCCCTACGCCCGCGCCGCCCGCCCGTTCGCCGACGCCTGCCGCCGCCACGACCTGCCCGCCCAGGGCATGACCGTGAACATCGGCAAGCTCACCACCGGGACCACTGCTGCCGTGCAGTCCTCGGAGAACAGCTCGGTGTCGGAGACCAACTCCGACGACACGCTGCTCACCATCAACGTGCAGACGATCGCTGGCCAGCAGACCGTGTCTCGCCAGTCGATCGAGCGTGGCGCCGGCATCGAGGACACCATCGTCGGTGACCTCATCTCGGCCTACAACAGCACGCTGGACTCGACGCTGCTGAACCAGGCGACCACGGGTCTGACGAACGTCGCCACCGCGATCGCCTACACCGACGGCACCCCGACCGCCGCGGAGCTGTACCCCAAGCTCCTCGCCGCGCCGGCCGCCGTCGAGGCGCTGGTCCTCAACCAGGACCAGGGTGACACGTTCGCGGTCATGCACTCGCGCCGCTGGTACTGGATCAATTCCCAGCTGACCAGCACGTGGCCGATCCTCCAGCAGGCCGGCGTTGCTGCCGCGCAGGCTGCGGGCGTCAACTACGGCGAGCGCTACGGGTCCGGGTTCCGCGGGATCCTGCCCAACGGCACCCCGGTCATCGTGGACAACAACATCGCCACGAACCTCGGCGCCGGCACCAACGAGGACGAGATCTACTTCCCCGCGCAGTCGGAGTCCCACCTGTGGGAGGACCCCAACGCGCCGATGCTGATCCGTGCCGAGCAGGCCGCCGCGGCAACCCTCGGTGTCCTCCTGGTGGTCTACGGCTACGCCGCCTACACCTTCACGCGCCGTGCCCACGCGCAGAAGATCGGCGGCACCGGCCTGGTCACCCCGACCTTCTGACAGGTCCCCCGGGCGTCGGCGGCACGCCGGTCCGCCGGCGCCCGGGCTCCACCTCACCGGCAACCCAGAAGGAGGCCCTCATGGCCAAGGAACCCGAGATCGGCAGCCCCGAGTGGCAGCGCGCCGACTACGTCCGCGCCCTCACCGAGGAGCTGGACGGCGCGAAGCGCGTCAGCAAGCACGCCGAGCGCGTCAAGGCGATCGAGGTCGAGCTGGCCCGCGCCAAGAAGGAGCCCCGCAACCGACGTGACTCCGACAAGGTCGAGGCCTGACGATGCCCGACTACTTCACGCTCGCTGAACTTCGCGCCCTCCCCCACATGGGGGACGTCGTGAAGTACCCCGATGACCGTGTCGAGGCTGCGGCCGCGTACATCGTTGGGATCATCGAGCGTGAAGTGGGCACCTCATTCGTTGCCCGCACTGTCACCGAGACGTTCAACGGCGGATGCTCCAAGGTTGTCCTCGACAACGCCTACGTCCAGTCGATCACCTCCGTCACCGTGAGCGGCACCCCGCTGACCCTCGGGAACGTCCACGAACGCGGCGGGGTCGTCACCTACATCATCGGGAACGCCAAGCAGTTCTTCTCCGTCGGCTACGACAATGTCGTGGTCGTCTACGAGGCCGGCTACTCCTCGACTCCGCCGCCCGACATCAAGGAGGCGGCACTCAAGGGCACCCGGGCGCACCTCCTCGCGACCGCGCAGAACACCGCGATGGACGACCGGCGCACCACCCTGACCACTGAGGGCGGCACTGTCGCGTTCACCGTCGCGGGGAAGGACCAGCCGACTGGCTACCCTGAGGTCGACGCCACCATCCTCGCCTGGCGTGACACTGAGGTCGGGTTCGCCTGATGGCCGGGTCGCTCGTCACCGCGGTGCGCCGTGCCGTGACCGACGGGTTCGGTGCCCACCTCGCAGCCCTTCCCTCGTTCAACACCGCCGAGCAGGAAGTCCTCGTCGAGTACGCCTACACGTTCGGCACCCAGGCTGCGCAGCGGGTCTACACCGGGCGCGCCCAAGCCGACACGCCACCGGCCGCGATCCGATCCGGCCGCAACGTGCGCCACGAGGACGGCACCTTCGAGGTCAACGTGTCCGTCCAGCTGCCTGGCTGCACCCCCGAAGAGGCCGACCTGCGGGTCGACGCGATCGGCACCGAGCTCGAGGAGTGGCTGGCGGACCGCAAGTCCGACCAGCTCGGCATCGGGCTCACCTCCCTCTACGTCGAGTCCTGGATCGGCGACTACTTCGGCATCGACGGCGGCGCCGGTGCGATCCGCACCTACACCGTCCGCTGGAACGCCCGCCTCACCTAGGAGCCCTCCATGCTCACCTTCACCTACGTCGGACCACTCGAGGCCGTCGAGGTCGACGAGGCCTCTGGCGTCCGGCCCGGCGACACCGTCGAAGTCACCGCAGAGCGGGCGCCCACATTCCGGGCTGCCCCCGAGTCGTGGCGCGAAGTGAAGAGCAAGCCGAAGAAGCCGCGGCCCGGCGCCACGGACACCCCCACCGAGAACACTGAGGAGAGCTGACCCATGGGCGCCCAAGACTTCCAGCTGATGGTTGGCGACGAGTCCACCTGGAACACCCCCGCCACCGTCAACAAGACCTTCGAGTACGAGTCGGAGTCGATCGAGGAGAGCTACGGACGCACCGAGGGCCAGCCCCTGCGACGGGGTACCGCGTTCCCTCGCAACGACCGGTTCACCCCCTACTTCGCGGGCGCCGCCGGGAACGTCCAGCTGGCCGTCATGACCAAGGGGTTCGGGTTCTGGCTCAAGCACATGATGGGCCAGGTCGCGACCACCGGCCCCACCGAGACCACGGTCTACACCCACACCGGCACCGAGGCGTCCCTCCTCGGCAAGGGCATCACCATGCAGGTCAACCGGCCGCTCAACCCCGCCGGCACCGACCAGCCCTTCACCTACGCCGGCGGAAAGATCGTCGAGTGGACGGTCTCAAACAGCGTCGAGGGGAACCTTCTCCTGGACCTGTCCATGGACTTCGCTTCCGGGGCGACCGCCACCGCGCTCGCGACCGCGTCCTACCCCTCGAGCATGGACAACCTCACGTGGGTCGGTGGGGTCGTGTCCATCGGCGGCACCAACGTCGACCTCGACGAGTTCTCCCTGAACGTGAAGAACGGCAACAACGTCGACCGCCGCAAGATCCGGGCGTCGGCGGACAAGAAGGAGCAGCTCCAGGGGAAGCGCGAAGGGTCGTTCTCCCTCAAGTGCGACTTCGAGTCCCTCACTCAGCGCAACCGCGCTGCCGCCCTGACCCGGGCCGGCGCGCTCGCTGCGGTCGTCGCCACCTGGAAGGGCCCCACCCTCCTCGGGACGACCATCTACCCCGAGTTCACCGTGAACATCGCGGCCGCCCGGTTCGACGACTGGAAGGCCGCGACCCAGGACTACGACGCCATCGGCCAGGAGCTGTCCGGTGCGGTCACCTGGGACGGCACCAACTCCCCGGTGCAGGTCATCTACAAGTCCGCCGACGTCACCCCGTAGCCGTGGCCCGCATCAGAGGCGGCGGAGGCGTCCAGGTCAACGGCCTGCCCGAGCTCTCCCGCGCGCTACGCAACGTCGACCCCGCATTGCAGCGGGAGCTGCGCCGCATGAACCTCGACATTGCCGACTTCGTCGCCTCCGACGCCAGGTCCGCAGCGATCGCAGTCGGTGGGGTCGCGGCGCACGTTGCGCCGTCGATCAAGAAGACCGCCGGCGCAGCGTGGGCGGGGGTCGCGTTCGGTGGGGCCGCCTACCCGATGGCTGGCGGCGCCGAGTTCGGCGCCTACCGCTACAAGCAGTTCCAGCCCTGGACAGGGAACGACGAGAACGCCGGCTACTTCGTCTACCCCGCCATCCGTCGCGATGCCGACCGGATCGAAACCGCAGCCGGTGACGCCCTCGACAGGATGATCCAGAAAGCAGGACTCTCCCAGTGAGCAACCGGCCCAACATCGCGCGCAAGCAGACCCGCACCACCCACGCCCAGCGCCGCGAAGAGATGGACGCCGGACTGTCGGTCGTCGTCAACGGCACGAAGTACACGGTGCGGATCGGGGACATCTCCGGGATCCTCGCCTCACAGCTGCGACGCGAGACCGGCTACTCGTTCCGGGGCCTGATGATGGCCGCCGCGAAGGACCCAGACATCGACATCGTGGCCGCCATCATGTGGCTGTCCCGGCGGATCGACGGGGAACACATGCTCGCCTTCGAGGACGTCGCCGAAGGGCTCGACTACGACGCCGACGTCGAGCTCGCTGAGGCCGACGGCGCCCCGGAGGACGACCACCCGGAAGCCTGAGGCGGGCACTCGCGACGAGCCTGCCCGCCCTGACCCAGTTCTACCGCCTCACCCCCATGGACATCGACCACATGACCATGCGTGAGGTCAGCGAGTACATCGCGCAGATGCAGGAATACCAGGCGAAGGAGGAGTTCAGTGGCTAGTGCCGGGCGCCGCATCGTCATCGAGTTCCTGGGCAAGGACACGTCGGCCGGGTCGACGGCGGTGGCGGTGCAGAAGAAGTTCGGCAAGCTCGGCGGGAGCCTCGACGCGGTTGGGCAGAAGGCCGGGAAGATGCTGGCCGTCGGTGCCGCGGCGGGCGGGGTCGCGTTGTTCAAGATGACCCAGGCGGCCGCCGAGGACGACCTGGCGCAGCGCAAACTAGCCGACACCCTCACCAAGGGCGCCGGTGCGACACAGGCGCAGATCGCGCAGACCGAGGCGTGGATCTCAGCGCAAGGCAAGGCCACCGGGGTCACTGACGACGAGCTGCGCCCCGCGCTGTCCCGGCTGGCCGCAGCCACCAAGGACGTCGATGAGGCACAGCGGCTCGCGTCACTGGGGATGGACGTCGCCGCGGGCCGGGGCGTGTCGCTGAAGTCGGTGACCGACGCCCTCGCAAAGGCGCAGAACGGCAGCATGGGCGGTCTGTCCCGGCTGGGCGTGAACATCAAGAAGGCCAACGGGGAGACCAAGTCTCTCGACCAGGTCACCAAGGAGCTGGCGCAGACCTACGGCGGGGCGGCCGCGAACGCGGCCGACACCACTGCGGGACGACAGAAGATCCTCACCACCCGACTCAGCGAACTGGGGGAGAAGATCGGCGGCTACGTCCTGCCCGCCCTGGAGAAGATGACCGACGTCGGGATCAAGCTGTCGGACTGGATCTCTGAACACACCCGCCTCGTGGGGACCGCGATCGCCGTTGTCGGCAGCTTCGCTGTGGTGCTGTACACCATCTCGGCTGCGATGCGCGCCTACCTGGTCATCACGAAGGCGTGGACAGCGATCACGAAGATCGCGACGGCCGTTCAGCTGGCCTTGAATGCGGCTTGGGTCTCGAACCCGATAGGGATCGTTGTGGTCGCCATCGTCGCCCTCGTGGCCGCCCTGGTCATCGCCTACAAGAAGTCCGAGACGTTCCGGCGCATCGTCAACGCCGCCTTCCATGGTGTCGCCGTGGCCGCCAAGGCCGTCTTCGGGTTCATCGTGAAGGTAGTGTCCACGACCTTCAACTGGATCAAGGACCACTGGAAGACGATCCTAGCGATCCTCACCGGGCCTATCGGCATCGCGGTCCTCGTGATCGCCAAGCACTGGGACAAGATCAAGTCCGGCGCCGCGAAGGTGAAGGACTGGATCGTCAGCAAGTTCAACGCCGTCGTCGGGTTCTTCCGTGGCATCCCAGGCAAGATCTCCTCGGCCGCCTCCGGCATGTGGGACGGCATCAAGAACAGCTTCAAGTCGGCCATCAACACCATCATCGGCTGGTGGAACAACCTGTCGTTCTCGATCAACATCCCCGACGGGATCCCCGGCCTCCCCGACTCGTTCTCCATCAACACCCCGAACCTGCCCTACCTGGCGCGCGGCACCGCGTCGTTCCGTGGTGGCCTCGCCGTCGTCGGTGAGCGTGGCCCCGAGCTGGTCAACATGCCGCGCGGCACCTCGGTCACCCCTGCCGGACGGACCGCGGACCTCCTCGGTGGCGGCGTGAACGTCATCGTTCAGGGCAACCTGTTCGGCGACGCTCGCGCGATCGCCCGTGAGCTGGAGCGGCTCTTGCGCGCCGAGGAACGCAGGTCGGGCCGCCGGATCCTCCTGGGCAGCTGACGTGACCAGTTCCGGCTACATGCCGTCCACCACTGTGGAGGTGGCGTTCAACGCCGGCCTCGCCACCGACCCGGCGTCCCGGACGTGGACCGACATCACCGACTATGTGGAGCTCGACCAGGGGGTCACCATCACCGGCGGCCGGTCCGACGAACGGTCGTCGGCGGACGCGAACGGCTGCACCCTGGTTGTCGACAACTCAGACGGCAGGTTCACCCCCGAACTGTCCTCGAGCCCCTACTACCCCAACGTGAAGCTGCGGCGCCCCATCCGGGTCCGGTCGACCTACCCGCCGCCGGCGGCGGCGAACCTACTGTCGGCGGCCAACGCTGACTTCGAGTCCGGGGTCGGGTCGTGGACTGCGGGCGGGACGGTTCCCCCAACGCTTGCCCAGTCCGCCACCCGGGCGTGGTCGGGATCGAACTCGCTGCGGATCACGTGGGGCACTGGTGGGACTTTCCCTCTCGCGCAGGTGTCGCTGGCGGGGCTCACTATCGGCGTGGTCTACACGTTCGCCGTGTACGTGTGGGTTCCGACCGGCTCCCCCGACGTGAAGACCGCGATCGGCGGGATCACGTCCGGCACGTCGACCGCAGTGAAGGACACGTGGGTGCGTCTCACGCAGACGTTCACCGCGACCGCGACGAGCCACAACCTGCAAGTCTGGCCATCGACGTCACCGACGGCCGGCCAGCAGGTATACGTGGATGCGGCGATGGCGGTGGTCGGCTCCGACGTGGGCGACTTCAACACTCTCACCCCGTCGACCACGACCCGGTTCCTCGGGTTCGTCGACGAGTGGCCCACCGAATGGCCCGACCAGGTCGACTCCTACTCGGTGGCGAAGATCTCCGCCTCGTCCCGCATGGCCGCGCTTGGCAACACGACGGCCCTACGCTCCGTCCTCCAGGAGACGATCCTCGCCGACGGTCCGGCGCTGTACTGGCCACTGGGCGAAGCAGCTGGCGCGACCACTGCGCTCGGGCTCGGATCGACCGACCTGAACCTGCGTGTCAGTAGCGGCGGAACCGTGGTGTTCGGCAACGACAACGGGCCCCTGACCGACGAGTCGACAGCCGTGAAGATCACCGGAGCCGGGTCGCTGCGCTCCGACGGCACGTTCACCACCGGCACCGCGTTCACCGTCGAAGGTCTCGTGTGCGCCACCACTGGCGCCCCGAACGTCACGGTGCTGTCCATGTTCATCAACGGCACCGACACGTCCGCCGTGTCGGTCGCGTTCAACTGGGGAGCCGGCGCGCCGGTGCTGTGCACTGCCACCCTCACTGGCGCGTCGGGCGCCCCGGGGACCGCCGTCGACTACACGACGAGCACGTCCGACAACACGACCCACCACTGGGCGGTCACCGTCTCCGGGACCAGTGTCAAGATCTACTTCGACGGGGTCCAGGTCGCGACTGCCTCCTCGGCCACCTCCTACGGCGCCGGGGCCTCGCAGATCAACCTCGGCACGGCCGGCTCCGACTTCGCCATCTCCCACGTCGCCATCCACACCAGCGCCCTGTCCGCCAGCACGCTCCTCGAGCACGCCAATGCGGCCCTCAACGGCTGGCCCACCGAGACCACCGACGTCCGCCTGGCCCGCTACGCCACATGGGCGGGAATCCCATCCACGGAGACCAGCTTCGAGGCGGGGACTGTGGCGCTCGCGCACATCGACACCAGTGGTTCGACCATCCTCGACCCGATGCGGAAGGTGGAGACCACCGACGGCGGCGTCCTCTACGACGCCCTCGACGGGAGCCTGTCCTACCAGGCGATGGCGTCCCGCTACACCGCCGCCTCCGCGGTGACGCTGTCGTTCAACAGTCACGAGATCGGCGCCCAGGTCCAGCCCCGCTACGACTCCCAGGGGCTCACCAACGACGTCACCGGCACCTACATCGGCGGCGAGGTCCGCGAGTTCAACCAGGCCTCGATCGACGACTACGGCCCCCAGCAGACCTCCGTGGAGATGGCGTCCACCAGCGCCGACGTAGCGACTGCGGCGGCCGGTTGGATGGTGAACGTCTACAAGGACCCGAAGACTCGGATCCCCGCCCTCGAGGTGGCCGACCTGACCCAGCTCGACTCGTCGAAGGTCCAGGCCGTGCTCGCCCTCGACGTCGGGTCGAAGTTCTCCACCACCAACTGGCCCACCCAGGCCGCAGTCTCCACGCTGGACGTGATCGTCGAGGGCTACACCGAGACCATCACCTTGGAGTCCCACGTCCGAGCGTTCAACGTGGCCCCCGCCTCTATCTGGGCCGACGTGTTCACCGTCGAGGACGCCACCAAGGGCGTGCTCGACGCCACCTACAAGCTCGCACGCTAGAGGAGCTCCACATGGCTTGGACGTCCCCACGCACCTGGGTCGCCGGCGAGATCCCCACCGCCGCCACGTTCAACACCCACGTGCGCGACAACCTCAAGGCCATCGGCGATGCCTGGACGTCCTACACCCCGACCCTGTCGAACTGGACCCTGTCCAACGGCACCCTCGCCGGCTACTACATGCAGGCCGGGAAGCTCGTCATCGGCCGCATCGAGTACACGGTGGGATCCTCCGACACCAAGTCGGGCGGGCCCGTCTTTGCCCTCCCCGCTGCGACCGCGGCCGCGAAGGCCGGACTCCCCCTAGGGCGCGCCTACCTGTTCGACACCTCAGCCGGTACGAAGAACTACCGCAACGTGGTGCAGAACGGATCCACTGGCGTGTTCATGGCCGACGACTCTGACACCCGCCTGTCGCCCACAGCGCCGTGGACCTGGGCGACCGGCGACCAGATGTTTCTGACGTTCCTCTACGAGGCGTCGTGAGCCTGGGGGACCGACTCCCCGCCAAGCAAGGGGGAGCGAGTGAACAGCGCGCAAGGACTGTTGGTCGCCCTCGGGGGCGCTATCTCGGGGATCATCGGCGCTTGGGCGCTCCTGGTGAGAGCGAAGGGTGACGCCGGCCTGCCGTCGCGTCTGCTGCGGCGGTTGGTCGACTGGCTGCAAACCGTGTCCCTGTGGGAGCGGGTCCCTGAGCATCTCCGATCCGAGATCGAGTCGCATCTGTCGGAGGATGAGAAGTGAGAGCCATCAACCAACGTCTGGCCCGGATCCCCGTGTGGGTGTCGTCTGTGCTGGTCCTGGTGTCGCTGCTGTCGATGGGGTCGTATGCGGCGGCTGCCATCACTCACGCGGGCGAGCGGGTCGAGGTCGCGAAGGTCCAAGCCTCCGAGGCGAAGACCGAGACGGCCGAGGTCAAGGCCGAGCTGACGCAGCGGAACCGCGCCCTCGCCGAGGCGAACGAGCGTCTGCGGCAGGTCGGTGAGGAGCCGGTCGACCCGGACAAGCCGCAGCCCCCCGTGCTGACCGCGCCCGTCGTGGCGCTGGCCGCCTACGTGACCGAGTGGAGGAACTATGGCTGACGACAAGGCCCCGGTCTGGAAGGTCCGCGTCGTGGTGTTCAAGAACGACGTGAAGGTGAACACCTACTACCAGCCGGACATCCCCCAGCCGCGCATTGAGGTCATCGAGCGGATGGCCAACATGGGCGCCTCGTGGAACACCGACCCTGACACCGACTTCGACCTCAAGGACTTCGGAGACCGCCCCGCGCACATGACCTACCAGGGCTTGCTGAATGGCGACACGGTGCGGCGTGAGATGACAGTCGTGACCGTCTGATGCGTCTCATCGCGGCGAACCTCAAGGCGAAGATGTCGGCGGCGAAGACCCGCGCCGACCAGCAGACCCTCCTGGCCGCCAAGCCGGACGTCGTGACCCTCAACGAGATCGGCGGCATGGTCCGGGCGCTGCTCCTGCGCCGAGGGTTCAAGCGCGCAGGGATGACGATGTGGGCGTCGATCCCCGACCCGATCGCGTGGCGCTCCGACTGGGAGCTCCTCGCGAAGGGCAAGCACCACCTGTCCGACGCGACGAACGTCGGCCCCGGCGGCGCCGGCCCGACGGTGCTCCGCAAGAAGGACGCGCCCTGGGTGCTGCTCCACGACCCACTGACCGGGGACGTCCACTTCGTCATCAACGCCCACCTCGCCCCACAGCCTGGGCTGAACGCCAAGCGCGGCCGGCTCCACTCCCAGCAGGTCGACGCCCTCGCCGCGAAGCTCGCCGCGGTCCACACGGAGAGCCCACTTGCTGTCCGGCACCCGACGGGCGACCTCAACACCCCCGACCGTGACCGCCTCGCACCCATCACCGACCAGGGCATCGACCTGGGCGCGGTGACCAACGACCTGCACGGCCACCAGCTGACCTACATCGGCTCGGACTGGGCCGGCACCCGCCGCCTCCGCGGCGGACTGAACACCGACCACGACGCCGTGGCCGCCGACGTGAAGAGGAGCGGACCCGTGCCAGTGCCCAAGGGATTCATGCCCGGCGCGATCATCAAGAACATCCCACCCGGTGCGAACGACCCCGGCATCACCCCTGTGGGTGGCGTGCTCCACGTCGCGGTCTCCGAGGCCGACTCCCTGCACGACTACTTCGACGGCCCCTCGGGTGGGATCGAGTCCCACTTCTACGTCCGCTACGACGGCACCATCGAGCAGTACCGCTCGATCTACTTCGAGGCCGACGCCAACTACAAGGGCAACAGCTTCATGCGCGGCGGGAAGCGGTGCGGTCTGCTGTCGATCGAGAACGAGGGCTGGGGCTCTGGCCGCTGGACCGCCGAGCAGATGGCCTCGATGAAGAAGATCATCCTGTGGGCCAACGCTGAGGCCGACGTCCCGATCGACGTCATCAAGACGTGGGACGGCGACGGCTGGGGCTACCACACCATGTTCGGCGCCCCCGGCCCCTGGACTCCCGCGAAGGGGAAGACCTGCCCCGGGCCCATGCGGATCCAGCAGTTCAAGACCGTCTGGACCCCGTGGCTGAAGGCGGGCGGCAAGGACCCCGTGCCGCCCCCGCCCGTCCAGACCCGGGTCGAGCAGGCCCGCGAGCTCATCGCCCAGGCGCTCGACCTGCTCGAGGCCACGCCCGAGTCCCGCAAGAAGGTCCACGCCGCCATCCCGGAGATCCAGGACTGGCTCGACAACACCCTCCCCCAGAAGTGAGGCAGCCATGACCATCAACATCCCGCCCCGCCTCCGGTTCGCCCTCTACGTCGGCGCCGCGTTCGCTGGCATCGCAGGCGCCTACTTCGCGGACAAGGCGTTCACCTGGTGGGGGCCGGCTGAGGCAAAGGCGCTCGCTGGGGTGATCGCGCTCATCAACATCCTGGCCGCCTCCAAGGTCACCATCGAAGCCCAGTCCGCCGACACCAACATCGAGGAGTAACACACCATGGCACTAGGACTCTCCGCCACCGTCTCGAACGACTTCCTGGAGTGGTTGTTCAACGCCTCCGCGATGGCGACCGCGCCGGCCGTCCCGTGGATTCAGCTGCACACCGCTGACCCCGGCTCTGCTGGCACGACCGCTGTGGCAGGCAACGCGACCCGCAAGGATCTGTCCGCTGCGATGGGCACGGCCGCGTCGGGTGCGATCACGAACACCGCCGCGATCACGTGGACCACGGGCGAGGTCGACACGTCCGAGGACTACACGCACTGGTCCATCTTCGACGCCTCCACGGCGGGCAACTTCCTGCTGTCGGGGACGATGACGGCCAACGCTGTCACGGTGGGCGACGAGTTCACCATCCCGATCGGTGACCTCGACGTCTCGCTCTCCACTGCGGCCTGAGCGATGGTCCTGTGGACGCCGGGGTTTGATGACGTCAAGGTCATCAGCAACACCGGCATCGTCGGCGCGGCGA